GGTAGGGGTCGGCGATTCGAGTTCGCCCGGACCCACCAAATTACTGAAAAGCCTGCTTTTATAGCAGGCTTTTTTACGTTTAGAAGAAATCTGAATCTGCCTTCCGCCATTAATCTCATCATCTATGTAGTGAATTAACATTCAAGCGAATGAATACTCGAAAAATAGTGACGCTGTCACTGTGGTAATTTCGTGGTAATTTCGTGGTAAAATACAGTAGTCTGCTTTTCGCGATACATGCAGTTTTTCGAGCATGGTCTTCGCCCCTAAAAAAAGAGGCTCGTTTATCTAGTTTCTAATTAACTATCGCTAAGTGCTATCGATGAAGTTAGGCTTGAGTCAAACAAATCTACAAATGGTTTAATTTGCCTAGTTCTTTCCGCTGCATCACTTATTGAGCTAGGAAATCTATATTGCCCATCATGGTATTCAAGCCTTATTTTATGGCTTCCTGTACTCATATATAGATTATCAAGATTGTTTACCTTAATAGGGTTTGCGTTGGTTGTTAGCCTGAAATATAAAATTATATATGATGTTGAGTAATGCTGACTTCCAGAGGAACTTTTATGACCAAGGATTTTAATGTATCTGAGTCCTACTCTTCTTGAATCACCAAGAAAATTATCATAATAAGTCGGATTAGTCGTTGAGAATTGAAACCCCTTATTCCAAGGTCTTGCCGTATCAGTTAACCTTTGCACTGTAAGTGTCAAAACTCTTGATAATCCGGATTGAAACACCTTACGCATAGTGCCGCTATCGTTGTACCAAATTTCCTTGGCTTTTCTCAGCGTGCCGCCATCGTTGAAATAGACTTCTTTCGACTTTCGTTGTGTTCCGCTGTCGTTAAACCAAAACTCAGCCGCCATGGTTACCACCTCACAAATAAGCCACCAATTGGGGGAATCGCTGTACCTGTTGGAGCGCCTGAGCCTGCCGCGCCAGTGATTAACATTTTATTGCCAATTTTAAAGCCTTTGTTTGCTTGTACATATTCAGTTGTAAGCAGTCCATTACTATTAAACTGACCCAATAATGTTGAACCTTTCATAAAACTGATTCTGTTTTGAAGTGTCCCAATATTTAAATCAACACTTGAGTATATTTCATTAGAATCGATTCCTAACTTACTGTTACTTTCGCCTTTAACGACAACTGCACCATTTTCAATGTTAGCGCTTGCAATTGTGGCCGTTCGAGTTACTGCAAGCTTTCCAACTGTATTAACGCCGCCGTTATGCACTGCTAAACGTGTATTGTTATCGGCTGCACCTGACCCAATACGGAAATGTAAACTATTTGCTGGCTGTTCAGCGATTGCCCTATCACTAAACGCTATGTGGCAGGTTTTATTACCGCCCGTATTATCTGTCCCCGCCGCCATGTTGATCCAAGCCCAGCTATTAGCTTGTGGATTTCTCAAATCTAAAAGCTTAGAACTTGCAGAGCTGCGACGAATTACAAGGTCGCTTAGTGTTGCGTTACCACCATCAACTAATACATTTTTCCAAGCATTCCACGTCTGGTTATCCCCGTTTTTAGTTCTGAACGATAGCTCTGATTGTCCTGAATATCTGGCATTTAATTGCAATGAATAATGGTCAGTACCCATATTAATCAACGGACCGGTCTTTGGGGCATTATTTTGATATGTGAATCCAATCTCATTGAATCCTTGAGTATTCGCGTCACGACCTGGATTTGCAACCCATCCGGTATATCTCAGGTAGCGGTTTGAATCTATTCCATCAAATCTGTCTGCGTCTGCTGCTTTACCGTCTTCTGTTAACACTTTCTTCCATGCTGAACCATTCCAGAGTTTCAGGACACTTGGTGCAACTGGATTTGCTGATGGATTGTTTTCTGTGACATTCTTGATAAACATTTCATTGTTATCAGCAAATAAAGCCATGCCCTTTTGCTTATCCGTGTTCCAGTTATTGAGGAACCAACCGCCGGCTGTTGTGCTGTACTCAGCACCACCCGCATTAAACTTGGTTGCGTCAACCGATCCGTTTACCGTAAAACCGTTTTCATCCAACACAGCGACGGCGACACCCCCGAGACTGAAACCCAACGTGTTGGTAGATTCGCGATATATGCCGGTATCTGAGTCTTCCTGGAAGGAATAAGCCGGTGCAGCTGAGGTACCGAACACACCCGTCATTGACCCATTCCAGGCAACATTGCCAGACACAATGTCATTGATACCGGCAACGATCCCATCCATTTCCTGATCCATACGTTCAGCAAGAATTTTCACTCCTGCATCACGGTCATCGCGCCAGCTGAATAGACGCTGAAAGAACCCACTCGCGTTAAATGGCATGGTGGCATCTCCTTATTTAGAGTAAAAGTGAGGGTATTGTGTCAATGGACTTTGTGGGCAACATGCGATATTTTGGCTGTATGAACGTCGCCGACCTTAGTTCATCTGAACTTTTTGCGCTCATACCTAGCGCCTGCCTTGTAGGGTTTTACATTCCTCTTCTCTTTGCGCGTTTCTATCAAACTAAATTTTCACACCGTTCAGAAGACTTTTTTACTCTGTACGCGTGTGGCGTTGTTTTACTTTATTTGCCTGTTCTTATAAATTTTTTTCAACAAGTCGATCAAAACCTGCCTATCGGAGAGATGCCTGTGCTCAATGCTTACGGCTTAATCGTCATGGGTGTACTTTCCGGGGTATGGATGCCATTGACGTTTGTCTCCGTTTATCGGGAAAGCTGGCACACTTGGTCGACAGTTAGCCGTGTATATTTTGTGCTGAGTTCAGCGATGGCGCTGTGTCTGTTTTTATTTTTTCCGATCGCGTTTTTTTAGTCGGTTGTTTGGGCTGACGGTGATGCATCCTAACACCTTGATTTACGGTGTCGCTGTAACGGCTTCACCTGTATAGCCACCACTTTGCAGACTCAGTACCCGCATAATGAGGTTTTGTAACGCCGGGTTCTTGTTCACTTCCTCACCTACGCCTGTCGGTAATTCTCGCCCGGCAAGCTTTTCTGCGAGCAATTTGGCAATCTGCGCTTCTTTCTTCGCGGTCAGAGCGCGAACCGCTGAACCGCCACCTTTACGCGCTAAAAGCGTGGCTAATGCCCCCATGCTTGCCGATTGAGCGTCTTCGCCTACCATGAAACCCAGACCAGCCCCCGCCCCTCCTGTTACGCCCATTTCAGCAAGTTGCCTGGCGGTGGTACTGTTGCCAGTGAGTGCGCGCTGAGTATTGGCAAAGAGACGTTCAGCCGCCAGTTGTTTTTGCACGGTTTGCGCTTCATCCCCAAGCGCTGTTTTTATGGCTTCTTGCTGATTTTTGGAACCAAACAGCGAATCCACAGCCCCCGGGGTCGTCCTTCGGTTGTTTATCTGCGCCATCTTTTTCGCAGCAAACCCCTGCCCAACAAACGGTCGGTCATTGGGTGACAGCGATTCTATCCGCCTGGCCACGTCCCCGGTGTGCGATTTGGCCAGTTGTTCACCCAAGTCAACCGCCCGCTCCTGCTGATACAGGCGTTTAGCCAGTCCCCTTGCATTGGCGTATTCCGGCAGTGTGTCATCAATACGCGTTCTCAGCGTTTCAGAGAGACGTGCGGCAATGGCTTGCTGATTGGTGGGGGGCTGACCTAATTTGGGCTGAGCCATCGCATCCAGGCTCTTTTTGGTTTCGTCCAGTATGGCGAGCGTAGAAGGCATGGTGTCCACTGAACCGCCTTCGGCAATCAAACGCTCTCTTGCAAGACGCTTGCCTTCGTTTAAGGCGTCCTGTGCCATCTGGGATTGAAAGATGTCGTCAAACTGTGTCATGTCTAAATCGTACCCCGCTTGACGTGCTGCGTTGTACGCCTGGTCAATCTCCGGCTTGGCAGCATCTCGGACAAACTGACGCAATTCAGACGATGAGTACGGCTGGTTCAGATTGGCGGCTTTCCCCAATGCGGTGTTCAGGCGATCAGGCTGACCCGCCATTCGGGTGTCGGACATGCTCTCTAACGTCTCACGCGCTGCCGGGCTGGTATTGGAAGCTGAACGCGCGAGCGCGTAGCCTGGCTGACCCAACGTATCAATGACGCCCGCTTCTGAGCCCAGTTCATCCAGTTTGAGCTGAACATCGTCTGCTGTAACACCGGTTTGCTGCATTGCCTGGTTCAGGCGTGCATTGACTTGACTCTCAGGATTGCCAAAGTTTGTTTTGACTTTGTCTTTCACCAAACGACCAAGGGTTGAACCGCCGGACAACACTAATGGGAAGGCGCCCGCCATAGCAGCCCCTGTCGCCGCGCCGGTGATGGCACCGGCTCCGCGATCAACCAAATCGCCTTCGGCGTGCCCGGCACCCGCGATACCGCCATAAAGTAACCCTTCAAGACCACTCTTCAGTAAAGTCGGGAGAGTCTTAGTGCTTTTTAGGGTTGTGACCCCCGACTTTACAAGACCGCCAACCGAAGCCAGCCCACCCGCGAGCTCTGCGCCAAGCGCCGTCTTTGGGTGTTCAGTGACATAGGACTTCATTTGTCCGCGTCTTGCTGCCAACGCTTCGTCATACGCCTGACCCCAATCGACTTCTTTGTCACTCAGTAAGGCGTTCAACTTAGCAACGGTAGCGGCACCTGCGGCGGTGGCTTCATCTCCAAACCCCATTGCACCACCTTGGTCGATGCCGTGAGCCAACGCATTGTAACCTTCCGGCACACCGAAGAAAGGAGAGATGCCATGCTTCTGATTGAATTCGCGAGCCAGGTTTCTCGTGGGGCTGCCCCTGTCCTGTTGATGGGTCAGTAAATCTTGTGGCTCACTTTGAGCAAGAAGATCAGTTGGCATATCTGACCCCCAACTTTTCAAGCACTTGCTCTATCGTCAAGCCGTGTTTCTTTGCTGTGAACTCTAAATCTTCCTGACTGTAGTTATCCGCGAATTGAGGCTGGTCGGTCGCTGGTTGTGGTGCGGATTCATAGAGTTCAACCGTGTTTGCGATCCGATCCGGTGACAATGAGTATTGGTCAGCAAGTCCACGGTATTGACCGACGGCATCGTTATAATTGCCCGCTTGAGCGTTAAACATTTGTCCCGCGCGACTGACAAAGTCCTGTCGTTGCACCGGCGTTAACCGTTCACCACTCAATATTCTGTTGTACATTCCGACGACACGCTCATCAATGCCCGCAGCATTTTGAGCGGTCGCAAATTCCCCTTCCCGGACCACTGAGCCAGGGTCTAACATTTTCATGTAATTGAAGACCAAAGCCAGGTCCCCTGCAGCACTGGGATCATGAGCGGACGCTTGCACCCTGTCCCAACTGTCGTTAATGCTGGAAAAATCTTTGATTGTGGGCAATCCTGAAAATTCTTTTCGCAATTTCTGTTCAGTATCAAAGTCCACACTGTTTTGGGGAGTCTGACTGTTTGCAAGTTCCAGCTTTGCCTTTTGAAGCTGAATGTCACGCAAGGGATCCTTGGGCATTTCCACTCCGGGCAATACCCGTTCACCGGTGTCCTGATAATAGTTAAAGCCATCTGCCCCCTGGATAACGGTGCGTTCAGGATTACGCATTTTTTCAAGTTCCAACTGCGCTTTCTGAAGCTGCACTTGCTTCAACGGATCGGCGGGCGCACTGGCATCCATCTGACGTTTGATCACCATCTGCATTAGGGCTTGTTGTCCAGGCGTGGCAAAAGAGTTACTGCTCATCTTTACCAGGCGGGGATCTATCCCACCAAAGGTCGATGGCGGTTTCTGACTTTGTTGGGCTATCTCTGAAGACTTGAAATCAGGCTGGCTTGCCCATTGGTTAAATTCGGTATTGAAACTCTGGCGCCCCTTTTCCTCCAGCTTGTCTGCTTTGTCTGTCGTCATCCGATACAACAAAGCGCGACCAAGTGCCGACAGCCCGTTACCGAACCCTGAAATACCACCAGAAATACGCCCAGAAGGTTTTAACGCTTCGGCTTGCTCACGGATCCGTTTAATGTCTTGGTAAGAGCGACCTGTGTTACCACCGAAAATAAAAGGCTGTGTACTCATTTTGCCCCCTTTAATGCGAGATCGTAATTCACCATTTTGATGCCATCAGGTCGCTCTATCACAGCGTCCGGTGTCTTCTTCTCCACATCTTGAGCCATCAAGCCCATTTGGATACCGTCACTGTCTTTGTAGCGGAACGTGTATATCGGTTGTCCGTCGTTGGTCTTACCCACTCTCTTAATGTCTTTCTTCACCCGCCTATCTGAAGCCATGATCGCCGCACCACCCAAACCGGCAAGTCCGCCAAACAGACTGCCTGCCAGTCCCATGTTCTGACCCCGGTTGGCCATGAGCCGGGCATACCGGTTGCTCATCGCGTTGTCATACCCTGCCTGAATACCGGCCGTATCTGTGGTTGCCAGCTGCGCGGTTTGGGGCGTAATGAAACTGGGTTGAGTCACTTGCGAGCCTGACATCAATGCCGTGATTTCATTGATGGGCTGATTGCGAAGGGCAAACCGCTCTTGCAATGCCTGGTTGCGAGCATTGTTCATGGCATCAAAGCGGGCTATGTCGGTGTTGACTTCCTGAGTCGTCGTCTGATTGTCCATCCCGATGCCCTGGGCTCGGTTGCGGTGCATCTGCTGAAGAGCGTCGTTACGCTGTCCTACCCGCTCCGACTCTTGCTGAAATGCCTGTGACTGCGCGCTGTTGTTTAGCTGGGCATTTGCGGCATTTTGCTTAAACGCCTGAGCCTGAGCGGCGTTTTCAAAGTTAGCCCGTGATGCGGCTAATCCCGTCAGACGGCTTTGTTCCTGTCCAGCATTCAGTATTGCGCCAAAACGAGCATCATTGGTCTGGCGGCTGAAGTCGTCCATCGCCGATTGGTACGCGTCAGAGCCTAAACGAATACCTTGGGACGCCAAGCGGCTTTCCAGTCGCTGGCGATCTTGCTCTAATATTGGTGCCATTCTCGCCATCAACGCGTCTTCTACTCGTTGGCGATCTTTTGAAAAGTCCGTGCCATACGTGCGTGTGATGGGTCCGGCATCCGCGATGTGACGCTGAACATCGCCCACGTCACCTAACTCGGTTTGCAATACCGGACCTGGACCCACTCTCTGCAAGTTTGTCTGACGAATGGCTTCTGCGTCCCCGCTTTCAGGCAGAGTACTCGCGTCTACAGGACGACCAAGCAATCCTTTCAGGCGGGCAGACTGATCTGCCGCTAAGGTGGAAAAGTTGAGTTGCGCTTCTTCGGTTTTGTTCTGAATACGCTGATTTTCAGGACTTAGTGTCTGTGTGGCGGTGTAAGTTGGGATAACGTGTGTTTGTCCGGTCCCGGGGTCAGTGTAGGTGTGTGAGCCTGATTGAGAATACGTTAAGGTCCCGCCTGGAGTCACTTGATTGACATTGTTCAATGCCTGCTGCGCAATCGCCGTCCCAATATTGGTCGATGTTTGTGCCGCTGCCGTTTCCTTTGGTGGCGGCGGAGCTGGAGGTGGTGGTGGGGAGGATTTCTTACCCATGTTCAGATGCTCCTCTAAACTTTGATTGCGCCCACTGCTGACGGGTTAAAACGGCAATGGCTTCGGCTTCATCTGCCCCCCACATTTCGGGGATCAGATATTCACACGCACCGACTCTGCGCCAGATGCGACGAACCAGACGATTGCGTTCGCTGTGCCGACCTGCCAGAAGGCGGATATCCCAACTTCTGAAGGGATAATCAAAGACAAGATGAACCCAACGCTTATTCGTCCAGTCCCGCCTTGCCGCATACCCAGACAGTTCGATGACTCCGGCGTGAGGGTCGTAGTTGTGGTACACCATGCCTGCCACTAATCCCTCAGAATCATTGGCAAACCCTAGGCAGTGACAGGGTCCAAAATGACGTGTGCCTTGCCATAGACCTTTTTCAACAAACGCTTTGATTTCAGCCTGGCAATCGCAGACGGGAAAGGTGGGTTTCATACGACAAGTCCCCCTGTCGAATACATCAAATCAATCGATACCAATTCACAGTCCAGTTTGAAACTTTGGGCAGAAGTGATTTGGACTTGGGGTGCCAATACTTCACCCTGCGCGGACACGCTTTCCCATTTTTCTTTGATTTGATAGCCATCGTCGTTGTTTGCCCACTGGACTTGATCCCAATAAGACTCATCCCACTTCCCCTGCTGCCCGCCAGTAGACAGTGGAACAGACAAGGCGGCACCGAATGCCGGCTTATAGTCTTTGCCGATGGTGTGGCGGACTGAAAAAGGTGTGCGGTAGCGCCATATGCCTTTCACGGCATGCGCTGTTTTCAGTGCGCCTGGCATTCCAAGGTTATCGAAGCTGAAACAGGCGCGACATTCAAATGCGCTGTTGTTATCGAACCCACCGACATCACAGCGATAAATATTGCCTCTGTCATCGCCATAATAGAGATTGTTCCCCAAAACAAAAATGTCACCAATTCGCCATCCGGTAAACTTCGTCCAGGCGCCGGTTTCCATATTCACGGCCCAGCAATAGCCTTGTTCTGCATCACGATTTGGCGGCGCGACAATGGCCATGTTACGGCTGTCCCATTTGATCAGGCGCCATCCGCTAATATTGCCTGACAGAATGGCTTCACGCCGCCAGTCGGTGTCGACAGGAAAACTGAGGGCGTCCAGTTTGAGTTGGGATGGATCTTTGGTTGTGGCGGCGGAGATGGGTATCAAACCGGCTTTCGTGGCAACAATCAGATCGCCACCCACTTGCATGATGGCATTTTTGCCCAGTGGTTCACCGATGTCATACACCCCGTTTAACTGCCAGTCTGAGGCATCGCCGGGGTTGCCCCCACTGAAGACAGCAAATTCTCCTTGATTGGTTGCAAAGACACAGCGATCATCCATACCCGCACCACTGTCAGAGGACCAGGTTGCTCCAAATAACAGGGCTCCGCCTTTATTGAACACCCCCGACAACGGGAGCCTGCTCGCGGGTCCCGCCACGGAATTGATGCCCAGATACCAGGCATTCATCGTTGCTCGTTCAATAAAGAAGGTACGATTGCGGTATGACCACACGTGGCTAAGCCGATCCGTTGCAACCTGCGTGATGGCGAACGGTGTGGACGTATTGGTGATCGGCTGCCAGTGGTTTCCGTCGTAAATTTGAGCGTGATCCTGTCCGTTAACAATGGTCAAGAATGCGCCCCCGTCGGTCTGCATTTCTAAAACAGAATAGTCGGCGCTGGTCTGTCCGGTCACAACGGCGGATAAGGTGGAGCCAGACAAGGTGGCATCAGAGAATTCATAAATATGGTTGGTGTCTGCTGCAAAATAGGTCGGTTGGATCCCGGCACGGTATTGAAACAGTGCCTCGACTCCCCCGGCAATCGTGCAGCGTTGTTTTGTGCCGCCGCGAGGTTCAATGCCCGTTGCCGTTGGCCAGAAGTTTTCTAAAACCAGTGCGGTTTGACGCTGTGGGCTTGCCAAAGGCGTGTTGGTCATCATTCCGCCAATAGGCGCCATATAGGTTTGATTTTGGGCGGACGGAGACTTGTCACTCGGGGTATTTTTTCGATTCAGTGAGCGCACACGAGCAGAGTTAATGCGCATCTTCTCCCCCTCGGTCAGCTTGAATTTCCGTCACAAAGTCGGCTTCAAACTCCGCTAAAAGATCATCATACGGCAAGCCCTTCTGACGTTTCCAACGCCAAATGGTCCCCTTCTCAATCAGTCGTTCAGGGACAAGCAACTTATCCCCGTTCTGAGTCACTTCGGCTTTACCTTCAACCCAATGCTTTGACACATAACGGACGGTTGCGCCTTCCGTCTCAAGCTCGGGTGAAAACAGAATTTTTCCTGCATGGAGATGACAGTAAGGTTGCGCGGATGGGCGTTCTGACAATAATGCCCATACTTCAGGACTGGATGTGAGCCTGACTGGATGGAAGCCCGCCTTATTCAGACGAACGGCATTTTGTTCGGTCAGCATTTGAAAATCATCAGGCAAGATTGCCTCACTCACCCCTCCAGAGACCACCTGCTCTTTCACCAGGTGATACCATTCTGCTCGGCGGGCTATTTCGGAACCTGCCGCATTCATGAACGTTTTTATCTGGCGAATTTCGTATTCGTGACTGGTGAGTTGAGCAGACGGATTGTCCAGCCCGATTTCCAACAGCACGTTGGTCAGCACCGTTTCCGCGGTCACGGCACTATCCCTCCAAGGTGAATGCGCGTCCCCGCGTGCCGGTACATGTGGTCGGCTTGGTTTGCGGATTCAATCAACAGGGATAGATAGCTGGCGGTTGCCTGAGCTTTGTCGATGTCGTTGTTCGCGGTGTATATCTGAAAAAGCAAAGCGTGAAGGTAGAGTTCAGGCTCGTCATCCAATAACCAACTGGTGTTTTCGGCTTCAAGACTGGGGATCGTCGCATAGTAAACAAGCCGGTGTACTTTGGACGGGTATGAAGATTTCAGTGCCTTTCCTTGAATGGCAAAACCCCATTGTCGCCCCTCAAGCCACACATCAAGCGGCAGGCGTTTGATCGCCCGACCACAGACACGGACAGACCGCATTTCCTGATAGTCAGAAGGAAGACTGCCTGATCCGCTGGCGTCCGTTGTCAGTTCCGCCACCGTTTCCATGTTCGCAAGTCGTAAACGCTTGGACAGATTTTTTTCAGCCATCCCCACCAACATCCTGGCGCGTTGGGCAATATTAGTGACACCTGAACGATGGGACGCTTCAGCAATGAGTTCAGAATAGTCCTGGATCATCACACCTTTCCTTTAAACGTCCGGAAGGCACGGTTATTCGGGTCGTTAAGCCACTGGCTAAGATACTGCTTATCCCCTTGTAAATGAGCCTCATGCAATTGTTCGAAGTAGATATTCAAAGGGATGGAAGCGACCCGCTGACCATCCCCAAATCGTTGATGTAAGCTCTCATTGAACGCCCTTTCATTATCATCAATCACGGCGTCCACTGGGTAGTCTGTGCGAAAATGGGTCATTCCATCTTGCTCCGTTCGCCACACCATTCGACCCGTCAAAGGATCATGGTCCACCAGCGTCCAGGCACCCTCTTGAATGGTCATAACAACGCTTCGCCTGGCAGAGGATCGGCGCGTTCCGCTTTCCCTGCTTGTATCAGGGCTTTCGCTGTCGGCACCGATACATTGACCTGCGCTCCCTGTGAATGCCTTTCCCCGCTCTCATCCCAGTAGTCCCGGCGTAAAATAATCGGGGTAAGAGTGTTCTCTTTTGGTGTTGTTGCCTGGTCTGCTCTGCTTCTGCTCATGTCAGTCATTCCTTAGTTGGCACCGAGGACACAGGGTACTCAGTGCCATAACCTGTCGATTATTGGGTTGCACTCAGCCCATACACATCCGCGATGAGCCCCAGCCCTTTCTCGTTCTTCACGCAAAGCGTTCCTTCCCCGAGCACGACGCCCTTTTCAGCGTCACCTGTTTTGGCAAGGTTGGGAACATTTTTGATTTTGTCGAGCATCTTAACGCTCAAAAGAGAAGGATTAAGAAGGTGTACATTAGAGGCCATCGCCGCGTTTGCAGACTGCACCCGATTGGGAACGATCATCACTTTGCCAAAGTCCCCTTCGTACACATCTGCCGTTGCGATGATGGTATTTTTGCCTCCCGTGGTGGCATAACGAAATTGCGCCACGTTGGGATCGGACATAAAGGTGGTGAACACCGATTTGACGTAAGGTGAACACACCGCAAATTTCGTCGTCCCCCCCGAGTGATAGACCTGCTGCATGGTTGTGTCGAGTAAGGCTTTGCTGAACGCCCGCTGAGTCCCCGCCGTCGCCGGTTCGGTCAGCCCTGTCGCTGCGTTAAAACCGCCGTTCGCACCTAGAGCGCCGCGATCAACATTGGTTTCATACCAAGAGGTCAACGCGCCCATCTTCCTCGGATCCGTGGCCACCGACCCTTTGTTATCTAAGAGAGCATATTCAATGTCTTTTCGGATCTCGATGCCCTTTTTCAGCTTCTGGTACTTAATCTTCTCGGCATTCCCTGCGTTATCCACCGAATTTTGTGTCCGGGAGACTGCCCAGGACTTTCGAAAGATTTGTGTGTAGTTTCCGACCCGAGCGGGAGTGTCAATGCGGTCAAAATCAAATTCGTCGCCTTCTGGATGGAAGTTCTCTCCTGGCGCGGCTAACTCGTCAATCTCCCATTCCGGGTGCGTCGATTTTGCCTTTTCTTTTTTGATCATGGAGTAGATGGGGGTATCTTCGGGGGTGATGCGGCTGACCACATCAGACAGCTCTTCGCGGTTACCCACCGCATCCGAAGACACAAAGGTATTGGCTAGCTTTGCCATTTGGCTTTCCTCTCATTTTCAAGGGTTCAGTCGAAATCCACCGCCATGGCGTCTTCCAACGTCCCTGATTCGGTTAAGCGTTTCATGGCCTCTCGATTTTTGGGTGGTTTGCCTGGTGCAGGCGTGGACCGGTTGCCCTTGCTCGGTTTTTCAGTCAGACGGCGACGAGCATTTTTACGATTTTTCTCCGCGACCTTGCCAATTCGGGCGTAATGCACCAGTTGCAAGATACGGTGATCCGCTGTCGATTCGATGTCCTGTTCAGAAAAACCAAACTCCAGAGCCGTCTTTTTGTTCGCGGCATCGAACGACGCCCGACGACCGGGGTCCTTAAGCATAGGCATGGCATTAAGCAGTTTTGCGTCTTCTTCTGAACGCACGTGGGCTTTGTCTTGCTCACTGGCTGCCTGTATGGTGCTCTGTGCTTGCTCACTCGCCGCAAAGACTTTCTCAATTTCCGCGACCGCACTATTGCGCAAGGCGGTTTGATACTGAAAAGCGGCGGGATCACTCTGTGCCAGTCCCAAATCCGGTTCGGGTGGGATAAGGCTTTCCAAAAACTGGGTCAGGTTTTGATACGCTGTTTGGAGTGACTGAGCCTGTTGGTCGTAGTTCTCTCGTAAGGTCGCCACGGCTTTGCGCTCCTGCGCGAGGGCTTCAGTCTTGTGGGTGTAATCCTTTTGACGGAAATAGCCCTTTTTCAGCTCATCCAGCTGAACAGATTCTCCATCATCCAACGTGATTAACTCATCATTGCCGTCTTCAAGGTCCGACTCGTCAGATGCCTCTTCGGCATCCAAAGACAGACCATCGTCCGATGTTGAGTCCAAATTGTCAGAATCGGTGGGCTCGTCGATTACGGTGTCATCGTCTCCGAGTGCGTCCATCGCATCTTCAAGGGTGTCAAACTCGTGATCCTCTTCCAATGCTCTGTCTGCCGTATCCTTGTCGATGGTGATATCGCCTTCAAGGTGTTGTTCTTGCTCTGGCATGTCTCAACGTCCTCTCATGTCGTCGGTTCGCACCATGCATTACGCTACGGTGCCTTTTTTAGGCAGGATGGTCTTGCCCTCAGCAAGGGTCTTTAACTTCTGCCGTAAAGATCGGATAGAACGAACTTCCCAAACGTTTTCTGCGCGATGTCTTTCGTCATTGGTATTGATTATCGCGTCCAACGCGTCGCGTTCCAGATCGTCCAAAATTTGGTGAATAAGGGGGTGGTTCAATAGCCTTTCGGCTTCCCCATTGGGTGACGCTTTATGTGCCATCGTATAAATGTCCAGCCGTAAACGGGCTTAACGATCCAGCCTCAAGCCCGGCTTTTTCCCGCTCAAACTGCAGTTTTTCACGGTGTTTTAATAGGTCGAGTTCGCCTTTCATTACCGCCAGCTCACGGGCTTGCTGTGCCTTCATCATCTGAATCTGGGTGTCTTTTTCCAATTCTGCCTGTTGTACTCGAATGTCTGCTTCCATCTGAGCCTGTTCAATGCCGGACTTGGCACTCGCCTTCATCTGCTCCAGTTGCATCTGCGCCTGAAGTTTCTTTTCTGCCTCAGTCGGTCCCTCTTGCTGCAGTTTTGCCGCAATCTCTTCCTCATTGGGTTTGGTGAAGTAAGGCTCTGCACTGGGGAAACCCGCTGTTTCGGTGATTTTTTCCAAAACGTTGTATAGCTGGTTGGGTTTGACAAAGGGGTTGTCGGCACCGATAGATGCCAAAATCTCTTTCTGTAAACCGAGGATCAATTGCAGTACGGTCAGATCGCGTTCTTTTGAACCCGCCCCCAACCCCACATTCACTTTGCAATCCATATCCACATTCCAGTGGCGAGGGTCGTATTCAACCCACTCCCCGCGAAGACGTACCGTGCGAGGTTCGTCCGCATGAGCAATCACCAGTTTCAGTAGCCCTTTAAAGGCTTTTCGAATGCCACGTGTAAGAGAACGGATGATCATTTCCGCCTGGGCAATCCCACTTTCAGACATCAACTGTACGGAGGTAGCAGTCATACCCTGAAAAGCCTCAGGATCGAGTCCGCCAGACTGGTCGGTAATACCGGTACGGTCGCGAACGACATTGTCCAGGTAGTCCATCATGCCAAAGGACTTGTCTGCCACAAACGGCACCTCCATCCACTGAACCGCATCATGAACGTTCGCTCCAGACTTCAGGGTAATCGGTTTACCAAATGCCGGGTTGTAGACGGCTTCTATCCCACTTTCTGTCAGCTTTGACGGGTCGAGTGCGGGTTGTTTTTTGTTTTGCCAGTAGATGTTATCGAGGGTTTCCCGGAGCAACGCGGTTTTAATACGCTGTATGTCCACTACGTCTTCTGCCACCGAATGGCCTTCAAACTGGTGCGCTTCACGTTCTGCCACCACCTCGGCGTATGGCACGTCACTGACCGCTTCCATGGCCAGGATCAGGTGTTTTCCTTCCTGGTCCCGACTGCACTCGGCAAAACACATCTTGTAAAGTTCAGCAATACCATCGTCATCCAGGTCCAGCCGTACATACAGTTCATAAATCAGGACAGAGTCCATGGCGCTCGACGTTTGCGTTCGGTTGTCACTCCAGTCGTCCCCTTGCCTCGAATGGCTGTCATCCTCGTCACCAATTCGGTCATATTCAGGCAGGCTGGCGATGTCTTCTTTATCGTAACCACGACTCACCAGTTCAGATCGGGTCACAATTTGGCGCTCCCCCACAATCGGGCTCTCTTCAATACGGGTACTGCCCGGATATATCAAAAAAGCGCCTCGTGGTATGGCTTCAAGCTGGATATCGATCTGGTCTTCGATACGCCGGAGTTTAAAATCATAGCGCTGGGCGTCGAGATCATTATCTGGTGTGTCTTTTTCCGGTCGTTCCTGAAGCGCAATGATGTCAATGTCTGCCTCTCCTTCGAGTCCAAGTAGCGCCGAAGAAGGTTGGTTGGTGAATTCGTAGACCTTGATCTGTTTTCGAGAGTACGCCGTCCATTTTAATACGCCCGTTTTGACCAACAGAGCATCAAACACGGCATCGTGAATGGCCTGCTCCGCTCCGCATTCCGGTACCACCACATGATTGACGTAGTCGGTGGCTTGTTCTGCGCTCTCTTCGTCTTCCGGTCCAACGGGTTCGTAATCAACAATCTTGTCGTTCGATAACACAGTACGCATGATGGAGGGCATCAGCTTTTTGATGACACTACGAACGTCCTTCGATACGGACGCGGAGCGCCCTTCCTCTGGCGTCAGATCGTCCATTTCTCCGTTGTAGTAATTCAGTGACCTGTCACGACTGGATTTTTGTTCTTCGGAGTATTGCTCACATGCGTCGATAAGCCCGGCCACATGGCTGGTCAGGCGTTCGTGGTCTTTGCCTAATGGCTCGTCAATCAAGGCTGGATCCCCCACTTGTGATACAGGTAATCTTTAATCTTTTGTATCTTTGAAGGGGTAACATCACCGCTGAATGCCAGTACTTCACATACACACCCCTGCCATGCGCGATTGTTGTCGTTACTGCCGTTGTTAGAGCCAAATGCAGAGACATCAAATTGGGTGGATTGGCTAAAATGCAGCACAGAAAGAGGGAGTGGCAGTATGGTGGTTGCATTCGTTAACGGTCCATCATTGACCGACGCCAGCACACCGAATTCAGCTTGATTGAATATGCTTGATGCATTCAAAGTCCCCATCACGCGGGTTGGGCTAAACCAGGTGATACCTGCGAGAGCCGTATAGATGGTGTTGTATTGACTGAATCGATTTTCTACCCCGTTTTTATACGCAGCAACCACAAACAGATGTTTAACACTGGCATCAACCCCTAATCCCAGCCCCTTTTTGTTATCTGTATAAGGCCAGACAACTGCGGGCATACCGTTAGCCACAGCATGGCTTGGGACATATTCGGGACCACCAAAAGCCAGCGCTTCGATGGGCTGACCCGTTGCGACTCGGTTTGCTATCCGCGTAATTTCATTGCCGTTTAGCGTGATGGTGTTTGCCTGGCTGGCGTCGTACCACCCAATCAAACCTGGCACATCCGAGGGTCTAAAAGACTTGGCGACCTGAATGAAACGTAACCCGGTCATATCGGGGTTGAAACCAAAGCGCCCTATATCCCATTCCATCAGTACGTCACCACAAGATACTGGTCGCCTTTCAGGCTTTTCAAATAGACTTTGTCTGTGTTGGACAAGCCACCTATTGAAAGCCCTTTATTTGCGTCAGCACCCGAAATTTCATGGGCATGTTGGTTTTGCAATGGCGCGGTGCTGCCCACTGACAGCAACACGCCTTCAGCGGCTCGTGAAAAGATCACTCCCGTCGAAGAGAGCGTAATTTCTGACCAATTATTATCCCTGACCAGTATTTGCGTTGTCTGCATCTAAACCACCTTTCTCACTTTGTACTCTGGAACCTTCACTGAGGTGTCTGACTGATACCCGTCAGCGAACACCATAAATGCATCTGCCCCGTGTGAGTGCTCATCATGACGCGGGTGTCGTTTCCAGACGCCATATTTTTCATCCCAGTCCCGGCTGTAGTTTTCCAAATGAAGGATCCCTTCATCACAAGCCGAGGCATCAAACTCGCACTCCGGCAATACGGTTCTCACCGACTGTATGGAATTGAGTTTGTCCGGAGTTCTTGGGACGACCTCAAACGCGAAACCTATTTCCGCCGCGATGTGTTTGATGGATTTGGCTTCGAGTCCCTGTTTTCGGTGCTCGACGTCATGAGGGCCGAAGTGACGACCAAAACGGGCATCACGTTGAGTTCGCCAGCGGTCGAGCCAGTCAATATAATGCGCGATGCCTTCACCACTGTTTTCGTAGTACCCGACGAAACGATGTTTGCCCGCGATTTCCTGGTGCAGCCAAATGGTGGTGCTGTCTGATACCCCTAAATCCCAGAACGTATTGACCACACTCCGCGGTTCAAACTCGAAACGACCAATCTTTCCGCGCTGTCGCAGTGCCTGAATAGGTTTGCCGAAATACGCCCCTTCGCGCGCTCCGGAAAACGCTTCCTCCGGTGTCGACGGGTATTCTTTTTTCATGTCTTCGGCTTGTTCACGCCATTTCAATACGTACCAGTGTTGTTGATCTTCTGTGAGTTGAATACCGAACTCAGTGGCGAGCTCATCAAAGTATTTCATCTCGTCTGCCGTCATCCGAATACGGTCACTGGTTTGGTAGGACGGGTCCTGAAACCAGGGAAAGAAGTGAAACTTCCATTCCATGTCCAGCAGGTCACGCCCTTCGTCCTGTATCTTTCTCGCCTGCTCGGTTTTGTTGAAAAAGTCCCCGCCTCTTCCCTCAGCCGTACTTTCTATGAACCCCAGTTGTCCGTGTGCCAACGTATTGAGTGCACCTGAACGGATTTCACTGGCTTTGTCTGGCGATTGCGCGCAAATTTTTCCGTATTCAGAAATGTGCAGAAAGTTTTTGGTGCTCGACCGAAGTGATACCCCGACTTCCACCGAACTTTCGTTGCCAAATCGTACCTCAAGCGCGTTGTCCGTCAGTACAGGTACTGCCTGTTTGATATCAGCGGGCAAACGCTCATAGGCAAATTTGATACGACTGAGTAAGCCTTTGGCATTGTCCAGCGTGTCCGCGACCAGCCCGGCGGCTAAGTTGGAATTGAACAGACAACAATCCAGAGCAAGCAAAAGAATGAATGTGCTGAATCCCATCTGCCGGGCTTTTAAAATCAGATTGAGATAGTGAAGGTTATGAAGCAGGTTTTCCTGTGCAGCATTCAGTTGAAATCGTACAACCTGCCCTTTTTTGTCCTCGATGTAATACAGATGGTTTAACCGCCATTTCCGGTCACCCAGTAAGGCAATGGCTTTATTTAGATCGGGTTTGTCCATCAATGGCTTCTAGTACCATGCAGGTAAATGACACGGCGGTCTCAATCGGTCCCCCGTCTTTGCCCGTCAATTCCCGGCGTTCTCGATACTTTTCCGGTGCCAGTGCTTTCAGGCGAAACATCAGGAGATTGTCTGAGTACTTTCGAACCCGTCCGCATTCTTTCCCTTTGTAAAACACCGGCTCTTCAACCCCGACACTGGCTCGTCTGTCCGCTTCAATTTCAAGGGCTTCAACGTGGCTTTCAATCGCCTCTTCCCAGCGTCTGGCAAAGTCTTCGTCCTGGTCTCGGTAATCGTAGGTGCTTCTTCGGGAATAGCCGGCACGGTGTGCCGATTCTCCGACGCCAAAGCCCGCTTCCAGGGCTTCAAAGAATCGATTGTCCCGGCGCTGAGTGCGTTTGCATGTCGGCATGCTTACACCCCGTCATTTCGCAGCCGGTTACTATGATTCATCTTCATCATTCTCCCTTCTTCGAACCAGTTTGAGGTGTTCTTTTTTAAACCACCAGTTCATGGCTAAGCCCGCCAACCCAATAAGAAGTCCTCCCAGTGCCACCCATTCATTGATGGTGAGTCCAGCCAGCACGGTAATGGCAGATGCGCTGTAAGTGGTTGTCACCGCCGCTCTCTCGACCATGCCTTAATCCTTTTTCATCACATCAGTGACTTTAGGAACGATTTTTTCTGCGCTGCGCCCCACGACATAGCCGCCCAGACCTATCTGCAATAGCGTCCAGGCTTCATCTGACAAACGAAACTCAGTCAGACCAAAGGTATCTGCGACGACCAGCGCCAAGAACGTCAGCATGGTGATAGGTCTCCAGTTACGCTGTAACCAGCTCGCCCCTTGTGCTTCAGCGGTGATAACCTGGGCTTTCGCTTCCAGAAGCCTCGCTTCGTAATCCATCACCTGAGTGGCCAGGGCGTTTTGCATCTCAAACAGTTTAGCTTTAATTTGAAGGCGTTCTTCATCACTGGTGTGCAAGGCATCAATCACGTCAGTGACGGGTTTGACCAATCCGGTCAGGACATTCCAAATGCTCATTAAGCCCTCTCCTTTTCGTCTTCTGGGTATTGAGCCCAGGAAAGCTGAAAGTGTGGACCGTCTTTGAACGTCCTCCAGTCACCGCCCCACTCAATCGGAATTCGAAGCTCTTCAGCCGCCTGTTTCATGGCATCCGCAATCTTGTAGTAAAGTGGCCAACTCCAATCAACTGTTCCATCTATCCACGCGCCCAAATCAACAGCATGACCGGTAAGGTGACGGCTTCGCAGGGTTGTTGAGGAACCAGAACTGAGCAGACGTCTTTGTCGTTCGATGGTTCGTAAACCTTCCAATACGGTGAAATCAACGGAGGTGATGTTAATCGCCCGTTCAACCACACATACAAGGTCAGGGTGAACCCCAACTAAGTGTTGGCGTGAGCGTTTACCCAGTCGATAAGCCATTTTGATAGCCCTTAAAACACGAAAACCCGGCAGCTTAAGGCAACCGGGTTTACAAACGAAAACGCCCTGAACTGAGTTCAAGGCGCATATCTTCATAATATGAGATTTAATCTAGTTGGTTGTGTACAAAAAATCAACTAATTTGATAAGGCGCTAAGCCACGTTGTCTATCGCTGCGTCGACCCAAGCTGTGCCGGATTTCACCAGGACATCCGCTCTGCGTCGGTCAATGTCGAGCCACCTGGCGACCTGAGACACATTACTGCCACCGGTGTAAAACAACACTACCGCCTGACCCATCTCTTCGTCGCGGCGATTGAGCCTGGCGACTGCACTGTCCACCAACATGGCATCGTCATCATTGATGAGCGGAGAAGGCAAAGTTGAGCCCAGCAACTTCGTGAAAGAGGTGATGGACGGATAGCCCACGGTCAGGTCGCTATTCACCCTCGCCCATCGTCCCCACTGCTCTAAAAGCCAAGGAGTGTTATGAGTAATAAGCTCCGCCATAAATACCCTCTCTTTTTTGAACGTGCAGATAATGCGATGAAATCTCAGACCACTTAAGGGTTTCACTCATCATCTGACACAACTGCTTTGCGATAACCATAATCGCAAATGACCAATTAGGAAAGGGACAAAGAACGTGTTGGGCGGTTTGAATGACTGTCAATGCAGACAATAGATGATTATTGCCTATCTACCAGCGTAAGGCTCATATGTGTTATCTTCATTTTCTAGGATTGAAACAAAGCTGAGAATCTTGCTGACCACTGTTTAGCATATTCGTAGTTACCGACCGACACTTGAATTAGAGGTGTATCAGTGTCGCTAATCGTAAACTCCAGTTTGTTGTTAACTAATGAGTGCTTGTGTCTCCCGTTAACCGTTTTATTCTGTTCTGTATATGTATGCTGCCAACTAATCACCTTGCTAAATTCAATTTTTTTACTAACCTCCACACCTACAAATGCAAGCATTTGGTTAGATTTGTCAACTAATACAACATAAGGCCTACCAACCATTTTATAATCTTCAGAGAAACCTTCACTTTTGAGAGTTTCAATCAATGCTGCGCGCTTTTTACGCGCCTTTAATTCTGATGAAATAAAAAATACGACTAAAAAAACAACGCCTAAGCCCACTAACCATTCCATTTGTAACCTCCAACACATTAACATTTATATATTTCATACCAACTAAGCCTAAAGTACTAATACCAAAACAGGAACTAAAGCTTATATAGAACATGATTCAATGCTTTCATTGGAAATTGTGAGGATATTCAAAGTACTAGATGAACATAACGAACGACATGGATTCTCTCACCCAGAACTCTGCCACACTGATTCAGAAGAACCATTTTATCCTGACCTTATCTACGACAGTGAAAACTGTGCACATCCTCTAAAAAGCTCATATTACTCATTTATACACTAACTTGCATATGTATTATCCCAAACATATCCTTCATTGGAAAATATGTATGAAAAATCAGTATCAAAAGCTTACTCCATCTCCCAGACCCTCAAATCCTTCCCCTCTAGAACTTGCCATTCACCGGTATGAGCAAGAGTGTGCGAAGTTTCACAATAAAAGAAACACTACACCTCCTAAAAATGCGAATAAAAACATTGAGTATCAAGAAGCCGCGAGGCAAGATTGGCAGCACTTAAAGGTACTACGTAGACAAATAGTTGCGCGAGTGTATTTGCAAAACCAACTTAGTGAATACAGAGCTTCATGCCAAAAGGCTTCAGACGAGGGTGATTTGGAATCTCTTTATAACGAAGAGCACCACCCTACCGACCGCCTCGCTAGCAATCTGGCGGCCATAGGAGAGCCAAAACCAACCAAAAACCATGAGGCTCACCATATCATCCCAGGCAAAGGAAGATATCGCCAAGATGAGCTCATGAATGTGAGGCTCAACCTTCATGCCTACGGCTATGGCATAAATGATCCACTAAATGGTGTCTGGCTGGTAAATTTCAAAAAGAACAAACAACTGAACTGGGAAGCTCCAAAATCTCCCGGACATAGGGAAAGTCACAGATACAATTACGAGACATGGATAATCTCAAAATTCATGCTTGATACTTTGCCAAAAGAAGTGTTCACAAACCGACTCGTCGACGTAAAAAAACGATTAAAAAACGGCTCACACCCAGCACAAATTCTAACTGCTAAAGATACGCAATGGACAAGTGAATAATGACTGCAATATACCAATTGATGGAGCTTCCAGAAGACTTCAGAACGATTAGCCTCAACGTTATGTCCCTGGCGTCTATGCTAAATGGCGTTAACTTTAATGAATTGCGTAAACAGCCAACATCAAATATCAGCTTGCAACCGTATTGGAGTGATAATGTATCGTGCTCCAGTAAAGAAGTGTTAGGTGAGAACACTAGCATTCCGGACATCTTTGTCTGGCTTAGAACCTATCTCGTTTTAAGTTCAGAAGCGGCCAAAATTCTATCCCCCTATCTTGAATCGAAAGGAGAATTACTGCCAATTCGAGTAGATGATGAACCGATGTACATATTTAACTGCCTGCAGTTTGGCAAAGAGGATTTGGAGTTGTGTGCCAAAAGATATCTCAATGGTATCGAGGATGGGTATGATACCTTGGCATTTGACCAGGATGATGTTTCCGAAAAACTGGTATTTAAATCCAGATTAGTGGGTCCTACTTTGTTTGTAACCGATGAGTTTAAGTCGCTGTGCGAAAGTCATAAATTTAAGGGGCTGCGCTTTGAACCCAATCTATTGGCGGTGTTTTAAGACTTTATACCTTGAAGTAAGTCATAGCTGAACTTTTCGAGTTTCATACCTAAAGTTTTGAAAAGCAGTTTTAAGGGTTCATTATGACAACATTCAACCGAGTTTTCATTGTCACCGTTAACGCCAATGAGTTTGCCATTCTTCAGGAAAGCAACCTGGAGATGTCACTTCAGGCAACCACTCATAATTTTCCAGATGTGAGTGGAGAGTCTTTAGCTTCTGACTGGCATCCTATCGATGTTGGTTGGCTAGAAGTTGATGGTGAACCCTCGTTACCTAAGCCCGACATTGCCGCTTGGGGAGCCACTGCCCTCGCCGCCTCAGAAGAGACAATGAAAAAGTTCGATGGATTGAAAACATGCAGCGAGTTCTTGCCGTTAAATCTTAATGGGGACCGCTGGTTAACATTGAACATCACTAGAACTATTGATGCCATTGATAAAGACAAAACCGTTGTTAACCTTCGTAACGGTAAGCCAAGTCGCGTGCGTCCTTTCAAGAAGTTGGTCCTAGCTAAAGAATCGATTTCGGACGGTGGGATTTTCAGAGTCCAGGGTGCAGGCTTGCGCACTTTTTGCACTGACCAGCCTGGCGGTTTTTTCGATATAGTGACCTCTAATAACTTATCTGGAGTTAACTTCACCGAAGTCAATTCTGAGTAAAACCTTTCTTTGCTTGTTATCTTTATTAGACACATCCACAAAAAGTGATATTACTCACTTAAATGAATACTGTTTTTATATACAGTTTTATGTATAAGAAACAAATCCAAAAGCAACAAAACCGTCTAGTTAGAGTATCAAGCAAAGAAATCATATAGATAGAACAAAGTCTCAGCTAAGTATTCATTTTTCTAAAAATCAGCACGAACAACCTAAGCTTGCTCTTAGCCTTTAACTGCCTAACTTGATGTTTTGCACTGCAATACTTTTTTCTTTTGACCCGCACATGGACGTGACCATTGATCAAATCAAGGATGAGAGGTTTCGCTATGCGCTACATATCAAAGAGAATCAGAAATGTTGAACCCAACGACTTGGCATTGAAGGTTGGTGACCTGGTTGTGGTTGACCCAGGGAAATTCCCCTCTAGCGGAGAGTTTGGGCTGTACAAGGACAGTGACGGACAAGAATACCTGGGATGGGAAACTAAGCATTCTCGCCCTGTTGGCAAACTCATCGGGATATTGAGATACCTATATTGAGCTGCCTAAAACGCACTAGCGCCTTCTCTGCAAGCCACTGTAAACACACAACCCAATGCAAATCCAAAATGCCACACGTACCGAATCTAATTGAACAGTTTGTTATGTGATTTTGCCTAATCCCAATTTGATGGCTGCCACAGCTAGAATAGAATAAACCAACAAAAATGATGTGCTTAGCAGTGCACTTTTGTACTTACCTATCTTTGCCTCATCGAACGCCCGCATGGCTTCTTTAGCAGAAAATACCATATACCCAATAGCCCATATCCCTAACACGGTCATAACAAATTTTATGAAATTTGGTTCGGCATCAGGTTTATCCATACCACGACTGAGTAACTCTGCGGCAACGAACATAGCTGCCGGAGCAACAAGTCTTTTTATTGCCTTATCTATAATATCAAGAATCTCGGTCATTACTTATTTTGCCTTCAATCACATAACTCTTGGCATAAGGTGCACTAACGCTGTTTAAACCGCCGATTGTAATGCATCGGCATGATTGCTTTGTATGCCTATTTTGTCTATTTATTCAAATAGCGCCTTGTCTCGTATACCGAGGATACACACCCTTCAATACTTGGAAATAGCGTGCTAGCACTATAAAACCTTTTATGTAACAAGCTCAGTAATTCTTCAGCGTTTTCTGTCCGTGTAATAAACTTATAACTTCCTCTCCCTCTCCTTCGCCTTCCTAAGAAATCTTCCAATGAATAAGGCTTAAACTTTTCATTTGAGTAAAAAGATTTTTCGACATAGGCTAAAAACAAACCTTTCTGAGATTTTAAATTCAAATTGAAACTCGATGGTGATTTAACAAGCTGATATATTTTGTTTTTTTCGTAGGAATTATATAATTCGGAGTTGCTTTTTAGTGGACTGAAATCATAATCTCGCACATCACTATTTCTTACACTGACAGCGTAAACCGAAAAATAATCAGAGCTTTGATTATCTAATGCACCTTTAGCAGCAAAATAAGCCGCCACTAATGGATCATAAGTCCAATCAACAAAACGAGTAGGCATTCCATAATGCTGTGCAATTGCAATAATAGAGTGATAATCTTTAGGCGGCCAAATAGCTTCACCTCGCCCAATGCGTGTAACAAAGTCGTTGTAACTAACACCATATGAGTCAATATTTATAAGTTCTTCATTCGGAACATGAAAACCATTGCGATTAAGTTCATCAATGAAGGCGTTAAGGGTATGAAATTCCGCCTCTACTTGGTCACGATTCGTCCTCTTTCCTATTTTCTTTAGGAGACCATTATCATTGAAGAGTTTTGGTGTGTCACGAAATGCTGATGGTGTAACTTCCCATTTAGAATCCGCTTGACCTCGGAAGATATATTTATCAAATGGTGATTCAAACTGAGGGTTATCTAATCCAATTTTATTTAAGAATCGCTTCGCCCCATTAATTTCAATTATCTCCATACTCCCTCTTTAGGTGTAACTAATGACATGGCTTCCCCTTCCTAGAATCTGCCACACTGAGGTGGTATCGATTCAGCAAAAAATCACTCTAGCATCCACGTTGTTAACCCCAACTGCAAACTCATTTCCCACAAGTCCGTCACTCGCTTAAATTGCTGGCTACCATAGCAGATATGCATAAATATGTATATAAGTGGAAGTGTGTGGCGTGTATTCATGACCAAAATGACAAAACGTAGTAGAAGGCTTTGTTGTTCGAGATGAATTGGCTGCTATCGCAGCCAATAGAATGTTATTGCCTATTGA